AGCGTGCCGCTGCTGTTCTGCACTTCCACCCAGTCACCTGCGGTGGGGCTGGCTGGCAGCGTCAGCACCAGGGAGGCAGTCAGCACGTAAGTCCTCGACGCGACAGCGGTCGTATTGGTGCCGATCACGGAGACGGTGCCGCGATAGTCCAGGGACGCGTTTGGCGTCTTGCCAATTCCCAAGCTGCCTGCCAGGTAGTTCGGCGCGGATCCGGCCATGTACAGGTTGTAGTTGCTTGTTCCGTTGGCGGCCAAATTGCCGGAGAACGCAAAATTCTGACCGCCGCCGGAGGCCGCCGAGTCGTAGTAGAAGCCGTACTGGGCCGTCACGGTTGAGCCTGCACCCACACCGCCGTTACCGGCGCGGAAGTGGATCAGGCTGTTGAGCGTGAACGCCGCTGCAGCAGTACCGATGAACGACTGGTAGGCCACAGCCGTTGAGGTCACCCCCGACTGGATAGTGCCGCCCGCCACGTATTGGTTGGCACTGGTGCCGCCGCTGATGTTCAGCACGTTGTTCAGCGTCGTTGACGCGGAGCCCGTCCCCAGCGCCAGGTTGCCAGTCATCGTGCCGCCAGTCAGCGGCAGATAGCCCGACGCTGGCAGGTAGGTCTGCACCCACGAAGAGCCGTTGTAGACGCGCATCTCGTTGACGCTGCTGTTCCAGTACAGCGCGCCGGTCAGCAACGCGTTGCCGTCGTTGTCAACCGTTGGGTTGCTGGTCTTGCTGCCGAGGTAGCGGTCATCGAACGCGTCGTAGCTCGCCGCAGCGTTGGTGGCCGACGTCGCAGCGTTGGTGGCGGACGTCGACGCAGCCGTGGCGCTGTTGGACGCGTTGGTCGCCGACGTCGCAGCGTCGGTAGCCGATGTGGCGGCCGCAGTGGTCGAGCCGAAGATCGAGTCGATCTCGGTCTTGGTGTACGCATCGCTGATGCCGTAGCCGGAGATCGTGGTCGGGTTGGTGCCCGCAGTGACGCGGCCGTAGACGTCCACCGTGACCGACTTGTACGTGCTGGCGGTGACGCCCGAGGCAGCCAGGTCGATGTTGTCTGCGTTGACCACGATGCGCGAGCTCGAAGCCGTCCCCACATCCAGCGTGTTGCCGGACTTGGTCAGGCCTGCGCCGGCGATCACTTGGCCTGCGCCAGAGAACTGCGCAAACGTCACGGAAGTGCTGCCCAACGTGCCGCCCGCAGCGACAGTGCAGACGTAGCCGTTGTTGGCGTTGGCGGTCCCCTGTTCGATGAACGTGAACGCGCCGGGCAGCTCGGCCCAGGCGTCAGCATCGGTGGCTCGGGCCCAAGATCCGGCGGCCACCACGTAGATGCCGTTGTTGGCCGAAGACGACTGGTCCTTGACCAGCACGCGGTCGCCCGCGATGACAGCCACGCCGTCGATCGTCTGCGTGCCGCTCAGCGTGATGTTGGCCGTGGTGGCCACGCGGCAGGACGCCTTGGTGTCCAGCCCCTGGGCAACGCTGTCCACGTAGCCCTTGTTGGCCGCGTCGCTGTCCAGCGTCGGGGCCAGCAGGCCGGTGATGGTGCTGCCCGTGGACGAGTTCATGTCCAGCGTGCCGTTGATCGTCACGTTGTTGAACGTCGACGAGCCGCTGGCTGCCGTCACGTTGCCCGTGACGTTGCCGGTCACGTTGCCGGTCACGTTGCCTGTCACGTTGCCGGTGAGGCCGCCAGAGAATGTGCCCGTGATCGTGCTGGTCGCGCTGAGGGTCGTGAAGCTGCCCGCCGCAGGAGTAGTGCCGCCGATGACGGTGTTGTTGATCGCGCCGCCACCGATGGTGACCGAGCTGCCCAGCGAGGCCGAGCCAGAGGCCACGGTCAGGCCTGCGAAGCGGCCAGAAGCCGCAGTCGTCGCACCGATCGGCGTGCTGTCGATCGTCGACGAGGTGATGCCCAGCGCTTGCAGGGCCGCAGAGGCGACCAGCGACAAGCCATCGCTGGCCACCATCGCCACCTTGTAGGCGTTGCCCGACAGCGTGGGGAGCTTGTTGAAGCCCGCAGTGATCAGTTCGAGCTCAGCTCGCAGCTGGGCCGAGGAGCCAGGCGAATTGGGCGTTGGGTAGGTGGAGTGGTTGTAGAAGGAGTTGCTCATCGAATGCCTCGGCGCGGTGTGTAGTGAACGATGATGGTGTTCACCGTGAAGGGCTTCAGAATCGCGCTCACGCTGGAGATGCGGATCGCCATGTTTTCTGCTGTGCCCGTGACTTCGATTTCGCTGGGGGAGATGTCAGAGCCGTCCCAGACGAAGTTGTCCCAGAACATCGAATCCCACGCAGCGGACCGGAGGTCGTTGGCCGACGAAGAGTCGAGCTGCTGTTCAATGTTTGCGGTGCGGTAGCCCAAGTCGTAGCCAAACGCGAACTCAGCATACGAGTCGCCCGTGACCTCCACGCTCGCTTTGCGGTAGCGCTTGAGGACTCGAGGCGAGCCGGTGCTGTTGTAGGTCAGGTTGAAGTTGGCCGGGATGGGTGCGCCGTCGAACGAGGTGCCAGCGTCCAGGCGATAGACGAAGCCGTTATCGGATCCGAAGAACGAGAACTCGGTGCCGTCCGGCGATTCGCTTTCGGTGATGCACACCACCGGGTTGTCGAACTGGACCGGCATCGAGCCGACCAGCTGGCCGTTGTTGATCGTCATGTACAGCGCGTACCGGTCGCTGAAGAACACCCGGTACTGGCCCTTCTCGCGGTTGAGCGAGCTGGCCGTGGCCAGGTTTCGGCGGATCTGGATGAACGGTCGGATGTTCATCGTCAAGCTGCCAGGCACGAAGTTGCCGAAGTTCAGCGACGTGCCCATGGTGATGACGCCACGGTCATCCAGCACGTAGGCCTGGTCCATGTTCTGCGCGGTGTACTCGATCGCCCCGGTGCCCGTGTTGAACGGCGCCAGGCTGAAAGTGGTCGCGTCGGTGCCGTACAGCACCGAGGTGTCGCTGCGCGTGTAGACGCCCATCGCACCCGTCTGCTGGTTACCTGGCAAGACGAGCAGGTTGGTGATGCGGTCGTTCATGGCCAGCTCGCCCGCGCCCGAGATAGGCGACCAGGTAAACGGGTCACCCAGCGAGGAGAACTGCAGCGATGCGCCAAACGACAGGAACAGGTGCTGCTTGTGGAAGGCGATGTGCTCGGGCGTGTCCACGGCCATGCCCGTGGTGATCTGCGTCATCGTCGTGCCGTCGAACGAGAACGCCTTGTTCTTGCCGTCGCAGCCGTAGACCTTGTAGTTGGCCGTGCCCCCGCCGAAGTTCGCGATCACGAACTCAAAGCGGCCACTGGGCGCAAGGGCGGGCGTCGTGACAAGAGACCAGCCTGAGCTCGTGCTCTTGTACATGAGCGCCGCAGTGCCGCCCGTGTTGTTGCGGAAGGCGTAGACGGTGCCTTTGTAGAACACCACGCCCAAGATCGAGCCAGAGCCTGGCACCGCTTGGATGTCTGCGCGGTAGTTGTCGGCGGCAAGGCCTTTGTAGGTCGCATCGGTGAGGCCGTCGGCGGCGATGCCCTGCACCACCGTGATCGTGCCCTTTGGCGTACCGCCGACCTGGATGCCCTCGCTCTGCAGGAAGCCCGTGGTCTCGCGCGTGATGACGATGTTGTTGCCATCGACCGCGATCACCTTGCCCGTGGCCGCCGTGCTTTGGCCCACGACGGTGTCGCCGACCGCAATGGACCCGGTCAGGTTGCAGACGAGGATGTTGTAGAGCGCGTCGGAGGGATTGGGGCGGCCGTCGAATCGCTCGTACCCGGCGATGCGGGTGTAGCCACCGGTGATGCTCGCCTCGAAGTTGGCGGCGCGACGCGCCACGCCAGGCTTGAGGGAGAGAGTTGGGGTGACCTGGTCAAGACCGCCAGCAAGGCGGATCAGGTCGTACTTGACGGGTGGGGTCTGCAGCGGCATGGCCCCTCCGTTACGCCAAGGGTGGGCCGCTGACGATCGTGGGCAGCTGGTCCACTTCCAGGCGCTGGCTCAGCCGCTTGTATTCGGCCTCGCCGCGGCCAAAGACTTCGGCCGCCGCCTCGAATCCGCCGTAGTACATCATCGCCCGATAGACCAGCAGCATGTGGAAGCGGTCCGGGATGATGGGTGTGTCGGTGTCATCCACCAGCGCTGTTGGCTTGGTGTAGTACTGGGCCGTGATGACGTAGGCCTGGTCGGGGATCGCACCGAACGCGAGGTTCTTGTCGGGCGTGATCGAGACCACGACGGGCCGCGCATAGGTCGTGCGCATGTTCCCGTACATGTAGAGGTTGCGAAAGATCGAGTAGTCCATGAAATTCATGAGCTGCTCGTCTTTGTACGACTGCCCCACGCTCGAGCACCGGAAGCTGTCGCGCTTCCAGTTGGCGAAGGTAGAAGCCACCCCGGCGTCGGCCGAGGTGTAGATCTGCTGCTGAGTGGCCAGGTTGAAGGTGAAGTCCTCCAGCATCCACTGCCAATCTTCTTTGGCGGTCTGCAGGTCTTCCCATGCGGCGTTGATCCAGTTCGCAAAGCGAGCGGATTCACCGGTGAGGTTCTGCGCCGTGGTGAGCGCAGGGCCTGAGACGCCGCATTCGACGCGGGCGCGGTTGATCAGCTGGAGGAAATTCATCTTCAGGCGGGTTCAGCGAGGACGTTCTCGAGCCATGCGCGACCGCGGGGGTTCGGGTCGTTCACAAGGTTGAACGGGAAGACGAGACCGTGACGCGCACGCATCTCGCTGACGTCAGGCGCAGCCGGGTTGGGCGTGACCTGGGTGTATTTGGTTTCCTTCATGCGGGCCATGATCTCGACGTACTTGCGGCGGATGGTGATGTCCACGCCACGCACGACGGGCTGGTTGACCCCGTTGCAGTTCAGGATGAATTGCGGCGCCTGGTTCTCGTCCGTGGTGCTGTGCACGTGGACGGTGACGAGCTCGTTCATGAACGCCTCGTCGGCTGCCAGTTGGCTGAAGTCGCGTGACTCAGCAACGGTTTCGACGATCGGCTGATCGTCTTCAATGCTCAAACCCTCGATGGGGCTTTTGTTCTTTGCCATCTCAAAACTCCTATGGTGGTTGCGAAAAACGAAGGTGCCAAAAAGAAGGGAGCCCGAAGGCTCCCTTCATAAATCCCTGAGGAGGTAAATCAGGGAGATGGCAACGATCAGACAGTCAGCAGCGGCTGGTTGCGCAGCTGAGACAGGTTACGGACGGTGATCGAACCGATACCCGTAGCGTTCCAGTTGCTGGAACCGAAGGTCCAGTTACCGGAAGTAGTGGAGCCAGCCTGCACGGTGTGAGCCGCGAAGGGCGTCACGTTGCCGGGGATGGCAGGCAGAGGGCAGACGGTGCTGCCGGCGGTCGTGTCGGTCCAGGCGACGGTCGGGCCTTTGTAGACCTTCACGGCGCCGGAAGCATCCACGGCCCACACGAACGCAGCAGCCTGGTTGGCGGCCAGCGTCATGGCAGCGCCAGTGTTGCCGTCAGTGGTGGGGGTAGTGCCGCCGGACACGGAGCCCTTGGCGTAGTGGTCGCCGTTCAGGGCGAAGCCGAAAGCGCTGGACGAGTAGGTGGTGGCGCCGCCGGACAAGCCGGTCAGAGCAGCACCTGCGGTGGCGACAGCGAAAACGGCGGTCAGCGAGGACGAGCCTTCGAGGTTGTAAGACATGATGGGGTTCCTTAAGCAGTGGTGTTGAGAGTGCCCATGGTGGAGGCATTGGCGACGCCGGAAGTGCCGGCGCCAGTGGTGATGCCACCGTGGGTGTGTGCGTTCAGCGCGGTGCGCAGAGCCGCGAGATCGAGCAGGATCGAGTTGAACAGCTGGCGGATCTCGCCGCTGGTCAGCTCGTCGGGCACGAAGTTCATGCGTTGGTTGATTGATTCAGGCATGGTGGTCCTTGTTTCGGTTGACGAGGGTGTGAGTTGAGCTCACACCCTCAGGTCATTACAGGGCGGTCACACCGCACTCGATACGGGCCATGAAGGCGTCGTTCAAGCGCACAGTGGCGAACCAGGTGGAAGCGCCCACGAAGCCGAACTGGCCCAGAGGGTTGGCGTGGTTGGTCTGGCTGGCCTTCAGGACCACGGGCTTGATAGCCGACATGCCCTTCAGAGCGACCTGGCCCCATGCGTCCTCACCGATGATCAGGAACGGGTACACGTCCACGTTCGAGCCACCGACCGACAGCATGCCGTTCAGCGTGCTGGAACCAGCAGCGGCGAACGAGCTCAGCAGAGGCGAGCTGATGAAGCGGAAGTCTTCGCAGGCGCCGACTTCGCGGTCGTGGATTGGCTTGAACTGGCCGTACTCTTCCACCTTGGTGAAGCCAGGCAGGTTGCGGATGTCGGACACAGCGTCGGTGTGCACGAACACCACGTAGGCGGGCTGCACAGCACGAGTGCCGAAGTTCACGCCAGGAGCCAGGCGGCTGGTCACGCGACGAGCGCGGTTCGACTGCAGCGTACGGGCGGCCTTGCGCAGAGCGTTCAGGCTGATGGCGGTGTTCACGGCAGAGCGGCTGGAGCCGTTGCCGTAGATCACAGTGGAGCCAGCCTTCAGCACGCCGTAGCGCACCAGTTCCATCACTTCGGCCAGGGTCTCGCCAGTCAGCTTGACCATCTCGCCGGGGATGTCGTCTTCGTACAGCTGCTCGACTTTGGAGCTGTACTTGAACAGCACGCCGTACTGCTGCAGGGTCACCGACACGTCCTGGAACGAGATCGTGTTGGCGTTGGGCGTTGCGCCTTCAGCCAGCACGAAGTTGTTCGCGGCGATCTGGGGAGTGCCGACGTAGCGGCTCGAGCCTTCGATCGTGCTGCCGGTGGCCGATGCGCCGAAAGGCAGAGTACGACGGAACACCAGGGTGTCAGTCGAGTTCTGCGGCATTTCGCGCTGCGTGCCGAAGTCACCGAGAACGGTGATGGGTTGGGCGTGCTCGAGCATGCCTTGCGCGGCGCGAATCAGATTTCGCGACGCTACGGTGGAGTAACCTTGAATGGGCATTTAAGTCTTCCTTGATGTTGATGATTGATGTTTAGAAGCCGCGCGACGCACTCGTCTTGGCGCGTTGGTTGGCTTCGTAGTTCCACAGTTCTTCTGGCGACATGTCGTCCAGCGTTTTCGCTGGCTTCGTGACGCCTGGTCGAACGGTCGCGGCTGCAGCGAGTCGTGCTCCGCGCTCTTGTCTGATTTCCGATGCGGGTCGCTTCTTCGCGTCCTGGTACATGTCCAGCATGCGAATGGCGTCCCGCGCATCTGGCGAGTCGGCGAATGCGCGAACCTCGGGCGACTGCAGCTGGAACCAGGCGGCGAACTCAGGGGTGTTGATTTCGTCGCGCCAGTTTTCGTGCTTGCCCTCGATGCGTGCGTACTGGAGCTCACGCTTCATCTCTGCCTGGAGCTCTTCGCGTTGCTGCTGCAAGGCCTGGGTCACCGCATCGGGTGACAGGCCGGGCTGCTGCCCGCGAACATTTCCAAGCTGAGCGGAGACGTATTCCTCCATCGCGCCGGCCCACTCGGGGAAATCCGACTTGAGCTGCTCCCACTTCTCGGGGTTCTTGGCCGCTGCGTTCACTTGTCCCTGGCTGGGCGCGTCTTGCGGGGCAACAGCTGTCTGCGCCGCACGTGCTTGCTGGAACTCGCGCTGCATAGCGGCCACGCGACCCTCGGCGGTCTTAACGTGGTGCAGCAATTGGGCATTGGCCTGTGCCAATTCGTCGATCTGGGCGAGCTTCGCCTTGACCGCGTCTGGCAGACCAGCGAACGGATCTGCTGGCTCTTGAGCTGGTTGCTCGGCGGCCTGTTCGGCTGCCTGTGCGTCCGCGGGTGCGGGGTCATCCTGCGGCGGGGTTTCCGGCGCAGCTGCCAGTTGCTCTTGCGCGGACTTGTCGTCGGCGTCGAGAGTTGCGGCTTCCTCGTTCCACAGAGCCTGCATTTGCTCTTGGGTCAGTTGTTCATCCATCCTTTTGCCCTCCAAAAACGAAAGCCGCCCGAAGGCGGCTCACTTGCCAGGCCAAGCCAGATCATTCGTCCGGGTTGGCCACCACTTCCCGAGTTGCCGCTTGCGGCAAGTCGAGAAATCTCTTGATGAAGCGGATCTCGCCACGCAGGGCAGCTGTCTCCGCTTCACTCAGCCCGACCAGGTCATTCTTCAGGCGTGCCTTGCCAAGCTCGCCCTCCGCCCATTTGCGGAGCTGATGCCATGTGTCGGTCTGAAAATTGATCATTGAAATGAAAAAGCCGCTGGGGTTGCCAGCGGCTTTGGGTATTCGTTGGGCGCACTCGCCCCCGGAAATTTTAGGTCAGGTTGCAGGCAGTCCAAACACGTCGTCGCGTGTGTACGTAACTGCCTGCGCCCTGCCCTGCTGGTGCAGTCACTTGTCGGCTTTCGCGTCGAGCTTGTCGAAGATCTGCCGGAGGATCATCTTCACTTCGTCGATGTCCGAGCGGTAGTCCTGCTTGGCGACGTACTCCTTCGGCATCTCTGCGATCTTGTCCTCGAGCTTCTGGACCTTGCGTGTGAACCAGTTGAAGACGAACACGGCGAGGAACCCCGCTATCGACACGACGATGTTGAACAGTTGCTGGTTGTCCACGCATTACTCCAGGTACAGCAGTTTGAAGTTGGTGCGCTGGAACAGCTTGATCACTTCGTCGAGAGTGTTCTGCAACGATGAGTCGTCTGTAACGGCTTCGCGGTTGTCCTGCACCCACGCCTTGATCTGGCTGAGCACGTCGCGGATCTCGCCTTCGTACTCGTTGTCGATCAGCGGAATGTCCAGCAGGACTTCGTATTCGCCTTGGTAGCTCTCCACGAACTCGTCGGCCAGGTCGACGATGCGCGTGTAGAACTCACCCAGCGCGGAGTGCTCCCAGCCACCGCCTGGGCCCTGTGGCCGCAAGTGCTTGCGGTGGGCCAGATCGCGGGCGAGGAACAAGTGCGCGGCCAGCAGGCCGGCTTGCTTGTCGTCGCTCATCAGGCCATCCCGCCTTCCTGGTAGGACATGCCCACGCAGGCCACGGTCAGGCTGGTCGTGCCATCGCCGCCGTTGACCACCGGGCGCACCCACAGCGGGATGTCGTCCGTGCGGCGGATCAGCTTGGAGGCCGTCAGGGTCAGCGCTGTACCGGTGGCGTCGTTGAGCGGTGCCCAGTTGGTGCCGTCGTTGGAGCCCTGAATCGAGATGGTCGCGCCGCCGAACGTGCCGAACACCTGGAAGGTCTTGTTCAGGTAGTGCGAGTACTGAATGCCATCACCGTTGTCGCCTTGGAGCAGGCCGCTCCAGATGATCTGCACGGTGGCGCCGACTGGGCCGAGTGTCCGGGCTGTGGGTTGACGAACTGCCATGGGGATTTCCTTTCAAAGAGAACTGGGTGTGCCGTGGCTCAGAGCCACACGGCGTTGGGGTCGTTGGGGTCTGGTGCTGTGGCCGAAGCCACCGAGCCGTTTGAGCGGGACACGCCATCGATCTTGTCCGCGCGAATTTGCGCAGAGGCAGCGAGGCGGGCATCCGCGGCAGCTTGGGCAGCAGCGCGAGCCGGGTCGGCCCGCTTGATCTGCGGGTTGGGTCGCAGGCCGCGCGAGCCAAGCACCTCACTGATGAGCCCGGCCTCCTGCTGCGCCATGGTGGGCTGCCCCATCTGACGCAGCTGGCCGTAGGTCGCGGTGGGCGCCGTCTGCCGAAACTCGCTCGGGGCGTCGGTGAACTGCGCCTTCTGCAACTGCAGCGGGCCGTTGGGCTTGTCGAAGCCGATGTTGGGCGCCAGGTAGCCGCGCTGCAGCAGCGCGTTGTCGGCCACGCTCGGCTTGTTGGATGCAAACGAAACGACCTCGCCGTTGGGCAGCGTGATGCCTCGCGTGGCTCGGCCTTGGTTGGCCAGCTGTGCAGTCTCTGCGACCGAGCCGGTCGGCTTGCGCAGGAACTTGTTGTTCGGGTTGGTTGGGTCGGCGTAGTAGCTGTACCCGGAGATGTCGCTCGGGGTGTTGGACGTGGCCACGCCGTTCACCAGGCCAGCCTGGTTGCCCTGGGCGTCGCGGTAGAACGAGTTGTTGAACGCGTTGGCGCGGCGCTGGTAGATGTCGAACGCCCGCTGGTAGGCGTCGACCGAGTTCTTGTAGACGCTGCTCACGTCACACCCCCGAACCCACGGCCAGCTTCAGGCGCTGCTCGGCGGCGAAGAGCTCCTTCTTGCCCCGCTCGCGGATGGCCGTGTCGGCCAGCTTCGCCTTGATCTGCTCGAGGCTGAGGTTCTGCGAGTTGGCCATCTTCAGCATCTCGATCTCGCGCTGCATCTGGAGCTCTTCGCGGCGTGCCGCGATGTCGGCCTGCTTGATGGCCAGGCGCGTGTTGAGCTCGGCCATGTCGCCCTGGTTCTGCGCCTGCACCTTCTGGATGTCGGTCTGTGCGCGGATCTGTGCGGCGGCGATGCGAGGATCGGGTTGCGGCTGGCCGGCTGCTGCCTTTTGCTGCTCCTTGATCTGCTCGATCTCCTCCTCGCTCTTGAACACATCGGCGGGGTCCACGTGCTGAGCCTGCAGGGCTTTCTTGAAGAGCTTCTCGGTGTCCAGGTACATGCCGTACACGGGGTTCGCGCCAGCGGCCAGGAGGTTGAGGAAGGCCTGGTTCTGGATGTCGCGGATCAGCAAGGCGCTTGAGCCGCGGGCGTCGATCTGGAAGTCGCCTTTGATCTCCTCGTCCTCGCTGTACATCATGTTGTAGTCGTAGTACCGGCGGATGTGCGGCTTGGTCACCATGTCGTCGAACTGCTTGACCAGGCGGCGCAGGACCACGTTGGCCGAGTTCATCAGCATCTGCATGCCGCCGACGGTGTCAGGCGCTGCGCCCTTCTCGCCTTGCATGATGGTCGGCACACCGGTCTCTTGGTCGCCGAGCTCCGTGGCCATCTTGATGATGTTGGCGAGCTCCTCCTGGTGGCTGTTGAACTCGAACGTGGTGAACGCCTTGCGCACGTCGTCGACGTCGTCGGTGGCGTACCAGATCTTTCGAGCTGAGAGCTGCCACTGCTTGTCGGCGGGTGTGATCGTCCCCGGCTTGACCACGATCTGTGGGCCTGAGCTCACGCCCGCGTTGTCCATCATCTGGCGCCACGCGGCGTTCAGCACCTTCTGCTGCGCACGCATGAGATACGGGATGCCGTAGCCCCACACGCTGTTGGCCACCTTCTCCCACACGTAGAAGTCGTACGGCAGCTGGCCGTCTTCCAACGGGTTGAGGTAGGCCTTCACCACGGTGTTGTTGACGAACACCACGCAGGCGCTCGTGGCTTTGAGGATGTCCTCCTCGGCGCCGACCTGCACGCCAGCGGCACGCAGATCCTCGGGCTCGATCTCGCCCCAGTACTCCCACACCTCGTAGGTGTCGCGGGCGATGTCGCGCTGGTCTTCGTCCTTGAGCTCCTGGAAGGTGGCCGACTTCTTCGGGCCTTCCTCGAGAACCTTGCGCAGCTGCTCGCGCATGTAGCCAGGCTGCTTGGCCAGCTCGCGGATCTGCTTGCTGGTCATCTGCTGGCGCTCGTAGATGCCTTTGCCGTTGTGGATGTTGTCGCCGCACGCGGGGTCGGGCCACACGTTGCGCGGGTCGATGCTGAAGCTGGCGGGCTTGAGCTCCTTGACCATCTCGATCACGTGGACCTGCTGGCCGCTGGCGTCCACGCGTGGCTGCCAGGCTTTGCGCACACGGCTCTCCACGATCGGGCCCTTGACCACGCCCGTGCCCAGCACGGCTGCGTGGTGGATCACCTTGCGCAGCTCGCCGTTGTAGTCGCACTCGACGAGCTGGTCCTCGATCTCGCGCTGCATCGCTTCGGCCTTCTCGCGGGCCATCTGCATCACGGCACGGGCGACATCGCGCACGCGCAGCTGCTGACCGGTTTTCAGGTCAACCAGCTGCTGGCCGGTGCGCGGGTCGGCTGCCGGGTCGTTCTTCTTGGTCATGCCCATGATCTCGGGATCGGGCGTGGGCTGGATGCCCCAGTTGCGATCGTCGGTGGGCAGCAGGATGTCGGCCACGCGGGCCTCGGCCGCATTGGTCTTCTGGCGGGTCATGCCGATGAAGACGGTCGAGCGGTGCGCCTTGGCGTGCTGCGTGGTGACCGGATAGCCCTGCTCCACGCTCGTCATCATCTGGCTGGCGGCGCGGTTGACGTTGTCCTTGTTGTCGTACTGGTCCTGGTCCTCCAGCCAACGCTTGTCGACCCCGTAGCTGTAGCGGTCGCGCACCCACTCGTCGCGCTGCTTGGCCAGGCCCATGCCGAACATCTGCAGGCGCTCTTCCATGCGCTCGCGCTGCTGATCCTCGTCCTCTGGTCCGGCGTCAAAGCCCTCGACAGGTTGCTTGGTTGGAAAGTCCATCTTGTTGTCCTCAGTAACCCGTCTCAGGGTCCAGTACGCCAAAGCCGACCGTCGGCATGGCAAAGCCTCGGCTCATGCGAGCCCCGGCCTCTTCCTGTGTCTTGGCGTGGCGCCGCATCATGATTGCGTAGCGCGTTGCCGACATCAGGTCGTCGTTGATCTTCACCACCATCCCATCCTTGCGGTGGTACAGGCGGAACTCCTCGAACCAGTCCTCGAGGTGCGCGAACACGCGCAGGCGCATCGTCTGCATGCGGTTCAGCATGTCCGACAGCCCAGCCTCCACGCCGTTGCTGCCGTCCTCGAAGGTGGCCCGCTCCTTCAGCATGTTCAGCCCCTGCTGCTTGTACTGAACGGCCAGCTGCTCACCGCTGCCGCCCTTGTCGCGTTGCAGGCCGTCATGCGGCCAGGCGATCGGCACCCAGTCACCACGGCCACGCACGGCCATCGCGTGCCCGGCGATGCCAGGCTCACTGCGGCGGTAGCAGTCGGTGACGTAGACCGTGTCGCTGTCGCGATCCCAGGCGAGCCACACGACAGCTGTGGGGTGGTCCACACCGAAGTCGATGGCAGCGATCCGCGGCCAGTGGCTGGGGATCGGAAAGGCCTTGCACTTGATCGCGTCCTCGGCGATCGGGAACACACGGCCCGAGCCCAGGATTGGGATGCCCTTGGCACGCGCATCGCGTTCGTGCTCTGGGTAGCTCGCGATGATCGCGGCCACCTGCTCGGGCGTGTAGTGCTCGGCGTCGCTGATCGTCATGTTGGTGACGTGCGTGCCTTCGGGCTTCTCCAGCAGGAAGCGCTTCACCACCTGGGACATGCCCAGCAGCGGCGTGAACGTCACGAACACCAAGCCGCCTGTCGCGTTGGTACGCGTCAGGCCTTCGGAGTAGATGGGCAGCGGCGGCTCTTCGTCGAACCACACGCCGTCGACCGTGTCGGCCTGCCACTTCGTGCGGCCCTGGTCGTAGCTGTTGAACTGGATCACGCTGTCCTCGCCGGACACGTGCCGCACCACAGCCGAGCTGAGCGCGTCAGGCACGCCCTGCTTCATGCTGGTGTCCTTCAAGCAGTCGAACGGGATCGCGCCCGTGCCCCACTCGTCGCGCAGCTCAGGCGGCCCGATCAAGATCCGCTGCACACCCTTGCGCGTCAGCTCAGCCGATTCGGATCCGCACATCCACCTGGTGGCGTACGGGAAGCGGCGACCTTGCCACCAGTCGGGGTAGCGCCCCGTGAGGTGCATGGCCAGCTCGTAGGCGCCTGAGTACGTCTTGCCCAGCTGGTTGCCGGCCATGAACAGCCGCTCACGGAACGACGCACCGGCCGAGTGGAACTCGACCTGCTTGGCGTAGGGCTTGTACGTGCTGAGGCGGTCGCGCTTGGCCTTCAGGTCGCGCAGGCGCAGCAGCTCGTAGAGCTCGATCTTCTCGTCGTGCGAAAGCTTGTCCAGCTTGATGTCGGACAGCTTCATCGCTTGGACTCCGTGCACGGGCCCAGGCCGCACACCGCACAGGTGCGAGGCGAGGCGTGGCCATGGTCATGCAAGACCTGGCGGCAGACCGGCGCGCCGGTATTCGTCGCGGTGGTGGCAGCGGCGCTCGCTTTCGGCGGACACGAGAAACAGACCGGCGTAGTCGGGCTGTAGACGCGACCGCAGCACGGGCACTGCCAGCCTTGCTGTACGAAACCGTGCGCCATCATCGCTTGGCCCCCGCTGCCTTGCGCAGCAGTGCGTTCAGCCGGGTGTCCAGCTGCTCGCTGGTGAGCTCGAGGGCGCCCGAGACTTTCATCTCCACGCTCTTGAGCTTGGGCTGCGTGTACTGCAGCAGCTCGTTGAGCATGCGCAG